TTCCAACCATAACAATTGGAGGACACTATGTTGAAATCAAGTTAGTGAATGAATCTACTTTATCTGTGAAGTATGCTGATATCTTGCGCTATATCTTATCGAATCCCGACTCAGTTGAACTTGATAAAATCTGTCCTCCACGCATGCAGACTGTATCTGCAGAATCTGTAACTATTCAAACTAATACTGTGAACGAAGATGCTTTGATTGATGAGGCGTATGCTGACTTACTGGACGACTTTGATACTGATAAGAAAGAGCCGGAAATAGAACAGAAAGATGAAGAACCAAATACGTCTTTGGATGTAGCAAATCGCCGTAAGACAACTTACAGTTACTTTGCTGATCGGTTACGTACGTTTGATCCTGAAACATATGTTCCAGAAGCCGAGTTCTCCCGTAAATGCGAAAAGACGTTACAGCCGGTAGTTCTTACAGAAGCAGATAAGAAAAGATTATCTGAATTAGAGAAAGGAAAGTTTGACCCTACCAAAGATACAGATAAAGCCAAATTACTTGATGTTAAAGATCCTGACGGTACACTGATTTGTCCAGAGTACTGGTGCACGAAAGACGAGATTCCTCTAAGTGAAGACCAGTTATTGGTAGAAGACGGAACTTTGAAGTGCCCAGTATGTCATGGTAAGTTGGAAACGTCCACTAATTCTGATCCTAAAGAGTACCCTTTAATCAAGAAGAAAGAGGGATCGTATCCTGGACCCAAGTACAAATCTCCCGGTAACGGAAAAGATATTCCATGTTGCTACAAGAAAGCTCGTACCAAAAAAGCAGACAAGACTCTTGAAATCAAGGATAAATATTACGTATTCATTGAATCAAAAAGTAATCTACCAGAACTTCGCTTAGCTAAATTAGATAAAAATACTATTGAGAACTTATACCTGCAAGAAGATTACTCTAAGCTGGATAATCAACGATTATCGGAGAACGGCCAGGGATTTTTCCGGGTAGGATTGGGTCATGCTTCGGAAACGTTACCCCAATTACTGGGAATGACGCAAAAGATCCCCTTGCCTCGCGAATCGGTCCAAACGGTAATTAAGTGCTCGTTTATGCGTTTATGGTCTAAACCAAGTGAGACGCATGCCAAATATATTTACGATAAGTTAGTGGATTACAAAGATACAAGTATCCGTGAGAATCTGTCACGTACGATTTCGGGTATTGATGATGCGTTTGTGAGCAAGGAACTTACACCACTTCAAGAGTTAGAGTATTCGGCACTAGCATTACAGTGTGATCTATTTCGTGTTGATACGAAAACCCAGGCTGTTGGATGTTTAATGTATGCTTCAATTGTGAGACCACGTACGCGTGGAGTTGTGGTTCTGCAGAGTGGAACAGATATTGATATTCTGACCAATACTAAGCGCGTACGTAATTCGTTCGTGTATCGTTCCAATATTTTTGAGCCACCGTTTGGAAAGTACGTTTACCGTATCACTGAACGCTTACGTGAACAGGCTTGTTCTACGGAAGTACCAAACTACACTGAAGCTCAAAAAGTGCGTGAGAAACTGTTTGGGACTTCAGAGTATTCTGTGATCTTAGACCCGTTTGGACGTGGACAGGCGCTGTACATTCCAAATAAACTAGTATTACCGTTTCAAACATCTGCACTTCCCGATTCAGTTGAAAGTAAGATATGGGGTTACTCAAACGTTCATTTGCCAGCATATTCTGAAATGAAAGATGTGTTAGAAAAAGCAGAATCTACGAGTAAAGGATACAAGTTTGAGAACTCAATATATGATTCGGAAGGTAATCGAGTAGAAATTCTTACTGTGAGTGGATTACGCGTTCCCGTGAAACCTGAAAAGGTTGGTACCGGAGAACCACGAGACACAATTCCTACGGTAGATAATGAGAACGAATTAGTGTTTGGCCAGCCAAACTCTCAACTAAAAGAGCGGTACGCAAATATCTCTTATGATGCAGAAGTATTTGAGTTCCTGCTTTTTCAATTATCTGACGATATCCAGCATGAAGAGTACCGTGATGTACGGAATGCGTTGCGCGCCCAGCCTCCTAAACGTAAAGAACTTGAAGATACTCTGAAAAAATGGTTTAATCATGTCACGGACTTTGTGGATATTCGCGAATCTCACGAATTCATTTCAAAGATCCGTGCGCCATGTGGCCAGTTCAAAAGCAAAAAAGAATGTAAGGGAAATCTGTGTGGGTGGGACGGTAAAATCTGTAGTATCCAAATTAAGAAATCCGTCAAGGAAGACAGATTATTTAACCGGCTCTTCTCTGCAGTATTCGATAATTCAAAAATCAGAGCTGTAGTCCTTGATGGACGCACGACTCCTTTTTTCAGCACGATTTTGTACATTGAGCTTCCACATGAAGTAATATTAACTGATAAACAGCTTTAGACGTTATCAATATCAACCTCCGCTTCCTGCCCCTCAAACTCAAATCCGTCCTCGTTAGCAGTAGTGCGGGTTTGGAGATCGGACGTATCGGTAACAACCGATGTAACGTTAGCATGAATAGGTGTCAGTTCCTGAATCTTAAGAAGTTCTTCGCGAGTAACTAGGGCAATCATTTCCATGGCCAGTGCACCTATTAGACCAGTATTTGCTACCAGAATGAACGTTCCTGGGGAAACTAGCATGGACTTCTTGGCTCGACCGGTGAATCGGCCAGGAATTTTAGCTTGGTCTACAAATACCTTATTGTTGTGCGAATAAACAATCTCGATCCGAGCGTTGCCCAGGTTCTTAATGACCCGCGCAACGTAGACTTCATCATTCATCTCTTTCTTCTTCAAATCAGCTATGTAATCTGCAACCATCCCATCACTCTTGCGCTTGGCAGAATCGACGTAATGGCGTGGCATTTTGTACTCTTTATTGGTTTAGTCTCGTTAAATCCGTTTTAGTACCACCTACGTCCACCAGTCAACCCTACGGCATTAGTTGCACTTGAGAACATGGTCTGGGGAGGGAACAGACGCCTTCCTCCAACGTATATGCACCCAACACCTACCAGGACGTAGATAATGTTCCAGTACCATCCCATAACCGTACGATCATGGTTACGTACCATGGCATATACCGTGCTGATAACAACCGGCAATCCAATAATGAACACGAGGAAAAGTCCTAGTAAGTCAAAGACCATTTATTCTTACTGTATAAATTTACCACCGACGACGGCCACCAACAACATTGGCAAACATTGAAGGAGGGTACAGTATCTGGTATCCGTAGTACATGTTGATTGCACCCGAAACGATATAGAATCCATCAAATACCCAATCGGCTGTAGACACAGGAGGACCTGCAAGCATGGAGTACAACGTGTATCCAATAATCACTCCACCAAAAAGCAGAAGAATAGATCCAGTAATAGGAGCCAGCATTTGTTATATAAACCTATTTTATGTCACCGTTTGGCTCATAAAATAGTTTTTTCAACGCCTAGTTTGTTTCGTATCCACCACCAGTTTTAATCTAAACTGGAACTCCATTCATCCAACTATTTACGCCGTCGGCTTAGGGAGAAAGTGGACCTTCAGGAAGCTCTGGAGGTTCAGGTACGTGACCTCCTGGCCGTCCTTCGCGCGGAGGAGCTTGCCGAGCTTGGCATCCGGGATGATGCGGCGCTTGAAGTTGGGGTCAAAGCACGAGTGCGCCTTGACGTACGTCGCGATGAACTTCGTGACATCCGTCTGGCTCTTCTGGCTCTTGGCGGGCAGGCCCATGAAAGAGGCCAGCTCATCCGAGATCGGGCGGAGCTTCAGGAAAGCGTTGTTGGCACGGCGGGCCTCCCACTGGGAGCGCTCCTCGGGCGTCATCGTCGCCGGATCCTTCTTGACACGGCGCTTGGAGTTGCGGACATCGCGCTTCAGAGCCTTGAGCGCCTCGCCGGCCTCAGCAACCAGCGAGCGGACGCGGGCAGACCACTCCGTACCGAGCGTCTTCAGGTGCTCCTGGAGATCCGTGAGGATCACACCGGCAGAGCGCGTCTCGGAGGCATCGGCAACAGTCGCTACGGCGGGCGTCTCGGCAACTACAGGTACGGTTACCTCGGCCTTCGCGACGGCCTTCTTCGCGGGGGCAGCCTTCTTGGTGGCAGGGGTGGCGGCAACAGGGGCGGAGGCGGGGGCATCAGCGGTCTTCTTGGCGGCAGGCATCGTGTTTGACTTAGGGGCAGACTTAGAAGACGACATTTCTAACGCGGTTGTTATACTCCTAATAGTCCTTACCTGTTTAAATCACAATCTGCACATGGCGCTGACAATTATGAAACACACTGGGTAATTTTCAGGACAGTCGTACAAAATTGACAAAAGTACCTTAGAAGTAGCCCATGAACATTGAAGTCGGTTCGTTCTATTTTTTTCGAAGTTTGTCAAACACGTTCTCAGCCACTGCAGATACTGGTACCGCTTGGACCGTATAGAATGCTCGGTGGCAAACGCTACCATATCCAGCCGAATAAAGTTTAATAGCACGTACATCTGTGACCTGTTCAGCGAAGAAAACATCAAATGGTTCATATCAAAAAAACCATTCTCTTCAATGATCTGACATACTGTCAACCACTTCTCATTAATCAACTCTGCAAAGTGGTGAGGTAACGGAGGATCATGATAATTCTCTAATCTCAACTTCTTTCGTATTCTGCAAATATCACGTAATCGTCTTCGTGTTTCAATAGTCAAAGGTTGACGCGTGTACGGATTTTCTGGTTTAGGCGATCGTTTCAGAATATGGTACATGCTACGTACATCAAACCAGTAAAGTTTGTCTGCTTCTCGAAACGAAAAATAGTTAATGGGGTGAACTTTAGTCTTATCATCTAACGTAACAAGTTCTTCCGTATTATGGCAGTTCTTGCGGTTCAAGACTCCTTCACCTGCCAATTTTAAACGGTGTCTCAAAAAGTATCCTTTCCATAATTTTTGAATAATAATAGCTTTCTGATTACCATTATTTACTTCGGCCCATAACCGTTTTATTTTCGTCTTAGCGTGCTTACCACAAAACAGCATGCCCTTCATAGATTGTGAAGGACATTGTTCTGTACTGGTTTTGTTCTTGCACGATGCACATAGCACCATATTATGTATGTTGTTCGTTTCTTTCCTCTAAAACATAAATTTGGTTTTCTTTTCCCGAAAACGGATTTACACCTTTCTAACCTATAAAGATCACAACACAAGCAAGATGAATGGTCCTATTCACTCCAACTCTATCAATGTCAGCGACGTAACGTTTCAGGTAGGTCAGGCAAAGGCAGGTCGTAATCCTCCTATCAGTATCAAGTACAATGGCAACAACCTACTTATTCGCCTACCACGTGTAGGTTACCCTGGTGGGTGCCTGGTCCGCGAGGGCGAGACCGGTGCAAAGACGTACACTCTGATCGGTTCCCTCAAGGGTGCTGATCCGTATGCCAAGGAGCGCTCTACGGGCGCGGATGATATCGGCAAGCTCTACAATCTCCTCAAGGATCTGGATGAGCATATTATCAAGGCAGCTGTGGAGAACAGCACCAAGTGGTTTGGCAAGAAGCGTTCCGAGGAGGCTATTCGTGACGCGTTCAAGCCTATTCTCAGCGTGTCAACTGACAAGGTTGATGGCGAGTATGTGCCCAATGGCAAGTACCCTCCCAGCTTCCGTGTCAAGGTTCCTGTCTACGATAACCGTGTTTCAACGGAGATCGTTGATGCGCACCGTAACCCGGTAACCTATGTGACGCCCGAGTCTCTGACCTCTATCTTCCCCAAGGGTGTTGAGGCGAACCTCGCAGTGAGCGGTAGCATCTATGTGATTGCTGGCGGTGGCTTTGGTGTGACGTGGCGTCTAACGGCTGCCCAGGTATTCCCTCAGGTTCGCCGTACGGCGGCGGATATGTTCGATGATGAGTCGAATGCGCCCCCTACGGTAGTTGAGGATGAGGAGACTCAGCCCGCTACGCAGACTCAGAATGATGAAGACTCTGGGTATGGTGGTGCTCAGACTCAGCAGTCTGAGCAGGCTGTAACGTCTGCTCCAGCTCCTGCTGCTCGTCAGCCTCGTCGCCGTCCTGCGGCGGGCGCGGGTGCACCTTAGACCAAACACGTGAATCTGTGGGAGCAGTATACATAACAAAAGACTCATCAATAAATAGTACCGAGCAATCGGGACCTACATAAGGTCTTTTTACTTCCGGGCAACCGCTCAGAGGTAAAAGCGACTTTTTTGCACACTTAGGGCATTCATGGATTTCCGGCATGGTCATAACCATCTGCGGAGTTACCAGACGAATGTTAGTATTTAAAGTCTTATCAAATACCGTCTTGAAATCATCTATCAGGCAATCCTGGTATGCTTCATTAGACAAAATAGACCACAATGTTGCATTTTTGGATTCCCATTCTTCCTGGAACAGAGTTGAGAAATCGTTCTTACCGAACCACAGAGCAAAAAAGATCTCGGGATGTTCAGGATCATGCTCGGCAATTCCTACCCGCTGTGAATTATCATCGTACAGCGAGTATACGTTCCAGTCAAAAGATCTATCTAGGGAACCACGGTACACGTCCCTACCATTATAATGCCACTCCTCGGCCTCAAAGTCATCATCATGATCAGCTATATCTTCCGATGTATCTCGGTAGATGTAGTTGGGTTTTAGAATAGAATACATTACTTAGTTTCAAGTTAATCAAACTTTACGGTTACACGCACATCATGGCGAGCCATAGACTTTGTAGCAGAATGCGATAGTTCGTGGCGCTTCTTCTTTGGCCCATCTGTCTCCTTTGTCTCGTGCAGACGTGTCTCCATATCAGCATGAACTGCATCACGGTGCTTCTCTAGATAATCTAGAACTTCATCAGTAATTGCCCACTCAAAGAAATTGAGCTGACCAACTGTCGTATCCATATCGCGGAACTTGATACGCTTCCACCGACAGAACGGATCGAACATCTTCTTGCTGTAAGCCTTGAGATGAGACTTGTAGGACAGATAAACAATTACGTGCTTATTAGCTTTCGTCATGTACGAAATATTGAACTTCTTTGCGTAATTGGTAACAAACCAATCAATAAGACGCAGAGATAGATCTGAGTTACCTGTGAGAATGTTGCGTACACGAGCAGTCACTTTTTCAGTATAAAAACGTTCTAGGCGATAAAGTACCCACTGTTCCTGACTTTGGATTTCCATTTACTAAAATCTATTTGCTAACCTGAAAACGGGTTTAGTTAACGTAGGTGTATGTAGACAAATGGATCTAGATAAAGTAGAACAACTAATACTTCTGTATGGCCACGATGATCAGCGTACGAATGCATGGCACGCCAAGCGAGGAGAAATGCTTACTGCCTCTGAAATTTACAAGGCTGTTCATGATGCATCTCCTGCTCTGAAACACGAGATTGTGATGTCCAAACTTACTCCCAGACAGCAACAGCAGTCAGGATTTGGACCTAAAGCACTTATGTGGGGAACTCGGTTCGAGCCTATTGCAAAGTATATTTACACCACGTATATTCAGCCAGGCGTGGAAATTGCCGATACGACTTGTATCCCTCATCGAGACCATCCATTTCTAGGAGCTTCGCCTGACGGTATTCTCCTCACTGCATCAAAAGAAGATCCGCGGTACGGTCGTTTGGTAGAATTCAAATGCCCAATTTCCCGTGTGTTTTCCGACGATACTCCAATCCCTTCAACGTATTATCACCAGATGCAACTGCAGTTGGAGTGTACCGATATGAAAGAGTGCGATTACGTTGAGTTGAAGTTCAATGAAGTAACGTATACTGAATGGCTAGAATCCACCGCTCAATATAAGTCATG